CATTTTCCATATTAATATTGCGATAGGTAAAAGTAATCCAATAATTACTAAACCTAATACTATTTCTCCCATCTTATTTATTATTTAATTGATTAATATACTTAACATAGTACTCAGTGCAGTGATGCAGTCTTACCTTTATCTCCTCCTCAAGCTCCAGGTCTCTAGTAAAGAGTAGAGTAGTGATTCTCTTCTCAGGAGCTATATGATCTACCTGATGCAGTGATAAGTTCTCCCATTCATTAAGTAGTGATGGATGAGTAGATACCATACAATAGACTAGACTAGCATAGTTCTTATCATATAACATCATGTAAGCTCTTAGCTGCCACTCATAATCTTTATTCACAGCCTCCTCTGAGGTAGCAGGGAAGGTCTCTAATGACCATGATGTCTTAATGTCTACTATTTGGTCATCTAGAACTATATCAGCCTCTCCTGTGAGCCATTCGTTATTCAGTCTCTCAGTATTCTTAGAGTAGTTGCTAAACATTACCGAGTTGAATAGAGCAATAGAATCATTCTCCTGCATTATGCCCTTATTAATATACTTATTATTCAGCTCTACATTATAACCGTAGAAATCTTGCTTAGCTACTGCTCTAATGTAGCTCTTAGTAGTTTCAGATAGCACCTCAGACTTTGTCCGAGATGCTGTCATTAGTTTTCCTAGTGATGATGGATGCCATTTCATAGTAACATAAGTGCTTTATTCTGTAAATCAGTTAGTTCAAAGGTCTCTCTTAGCTTAGGGATCGTAAACTTACCATCCTGAATAGATACAAGTGCCTCCTCAAATCTCTCCTTAGATAGTCCAGGCTTAGCTGCCTTAACAGGTACACTAGCCATGTTAGCATCATCATCAACAGATTGAAGCGAGCAAAGGCTGACCAATGTGTACCTGCGGTAGTAGGTCAAACATGATCCCATTTGCTGAGGATTAAGTCCTGCAGGTAATTCCATACATGACTCTATTAAGTCATTAGAATCTATGCAAATAATCTGAGTACATACTGAATTGCCTTGAATAGGCTGTAATAATAGTAGACCATTCTCTAATAAGATAGGCTCTACTGCCTCAATGATTGCATTGATGTCAGAGTATGACTTTTTAAAGTGTGGATTGGTAGCATTCTTAGCTACTTTGCCGATTGACTGCTTAGCTTTGTGTAGCTTTTGGTGCAGAGTTAGTACAGGTGCTGGTACTACAGCTTTTGTTTTTGTTTCCATAATATAGATTTAAATTATTTCTGTAAAGATAGTCAATTATTTTATATCTGCAATAGATTTTTAATTATTTTTTCTAATACTCTCACTACTATACTATTTCCTGCCTGCTTATATGCTTGAGAATCTGATACAGTCCAAGTAAAAGTATCAGGGAAATCCATTAGTCTAAAGCATTCTCTAGGTGTGAGTCTTCGGATTTTGTAATCATTTAAAATTCTTTCATCTGCACTTGTTGCAGTCATTGTAGGTGCAATTCCAAGCTCATCATAAACTCTATTTGATTTTTCAAAAACTCCCTCTTGTTCAATAAATTCAGTAATAAACAAATCAAATTTACTTGTATTTATATTTAGACATTTCTTTAAATTAAACCATATTTCTGCATTTGGAATCCCAAAATATTTATCAGTTCTAAACCAATGATCAACTTCTGTTTTTGGTACATTTAATTCAATAGATATTTTCTTTATACTTTTATTTTTATGTTCCTTTAAACAATTCTGTAAATCTAATATATCTATGGTATTTTTTCTAATTTTGACTATTTTAGGAATGTTATGAATAATTATTCCTTGTTGACATCCAGTATCTAAAGTCTGAGCTACTCCCTTTCCAACTCTTCCTCTTCTCGTTTCTGAATTAGGCACACTAAAGTTGATTGAATCACCTTCGTGAGCCTCCTCATATCCTTTGGATGTAGCTGATTTTACCTTAAAACATGATACATCTCCTCCTACTTTTACACATGGTGCTTCATCTCTATTTATATCTATTGGCTTTGCTTCTTGAAATTTAGTTGTTAATACAAAATTCATCATCTTCTCACTCAAAAAATACTTATCATCTACTACCTCCTCTAGCACATTCTTAAGTCTTTTACTTAGATGCTCTTCAACAGGAAATCTAAAATTGTTATCCTTATCATCTCTAATACCTATTAAAAATACTCTCTCTCTATTCTGAGGTACTCCATGATGTTTAGCATTTAATACTTGCCAATATAAATGATAAGGTAAAGCATTATCATAAGGAAATAATATAGGCAATCCATTAACTGATTTACCTCCTAATAAATTTACCCATTCAGAGAATGTATTACCTCCATCATCTGAAAGCAATCCTTTTACATTCTCAAAAATAAAGAATCTAGGATTATTCTTTTGGATAAATTCATAGGAATTAAAAAACAATATACCTCTCTTATCATCCTTACCTAATCTCTTTCCTGCTAATGAGAATGCTTGACATGGAGGTGATGTCATATAGATGTCTAAAGATTCTGATGGTATCTCTCTATCATATACATTTGTTGGATAATACTTAGGCTCTCCATAGTTATGAATGAAAGTCTGTCTAGCATACTTATCCATATCACAAGCAAATATCTCTTGATATTCTACTCCTAATCTAGTAAGTGCCTGATTGAATGCACCTACTCCACTAAAATCACTACCTACTTTAAGCATGATATAAAATTTAAATAAAATATCATAAATTCATCAAAAGTCCTAGCTATAAAGTATGTACCCCCTGCCTGCTCTATGCTTTCTTGATACCTCTTCTGCACTTCTGACTGCTTATCCTTACCATATTTCACCTCAATCTTAACTGATCTACCTCTAATGGTGGCAGAAATATCAGCAGAGCCTTTTGTACCTGTGCTAGGAGTATAAGTGCCTTTGAGTTGTCTAGTATTCTCACCTACCTGTATCTTTTTACCCTCTCTATAAACTCCCATTGTATTAATTCTCTCAGCTTGAAAGCCTGAATAGGTTAAAAAGTGAATGATACATTTAGTGAGAGCATTGGCAGAGTTATCATTCCAATCTGATGCTATAATGTATGGCATGGTAGGGTGCTTAAGTGTGAGATAGTTAATCTCTAAGGCTTTGAGGAGTTGCTTGTTTTCTTTGTTCATATCAATTATAATTTATACTATCCCATACATCAGGATCTCTTTGTGACTTAATCTCAAACCACCTAGCACCATTGCTAGATCCATCTACATACTCCTTACCATTGTATTCTGCATACTTCTTACACCATTTGTTGAAAGTTCTGTTAGTAAGGTACTTCTTTTGGTCAGTGTATTCTGCTATAAAGTTCTCAAACATGGACACCTTATTCAATCTCTGATCAAATCCTAAATTCTTATTATCTACCCATTCAATAAAGTCCTGGCTTGTCTCATTGATAAACTTTCTCAGCTCTAGATTCTTAGCCTCAGATTCTACTAGACCATTCTCTAGATAATAATTTAAGCAGTTAATCATGTAATGGTCAAACCTTGCCCATTCCTGCTCATCCCAATCCTCAAATAGCATATAGCCAAATTCATCAAATGGAGTATGGTGAGTACCAAAGTAACTACTCAGCTCCACCTCAAACATCCTCCTCTTAAATGAGCCACCATCTGCTTTGATAGTGTAGTTAGTAGAGATAAGTACTTTAGGTGAGTCTTTTACAGGTAGTTTAATTGCATCTCTACCTTTGTATTCAATAGTTAAGCCTTCAGTAATTATACTAAATAAGCTCTCAAAGTTAAAGTTCTTTCTTACATCATCAAATGCCAGCACTTGGCAATCAGTAGAGACAGTCTGATAGGGAAATGATTTATTTGAGTCAAAGCTCTTACCATCAATGGTGCTAACTTTCTTCATGTATCCAATAGCATTGATTATAATACCTTTGCCACTACCTCCATTAGGATTGTCTGAGATAGTTTCATCATTGAGAATTATAGCTTTGTTATTAGCTGATGTCTTATAAGAGTGCAGCATATAGCCTATAATGCTCTTCATAGTATCATATCTCTCTACCTCTTGACCTGATATAAACCAAATAAAACTCCTAAACATTGACTCATGGTGATCAGCATCTATTAAATCTCTATCTATTATTTGATTATTCCATACATATCCTTTAAGCTCTGAGTATTCATATATCTCATGGTGCTTAGCAAATACTTTGACAGCTGCATTCTTATAGTAAATCATACCATAGTCAATACCATCCCTCTCCATCTCTACATTAGCAGTATCTATCATGCTGAGGTATTGAGGAGTAAAGAGTTTAGACTTCTCAGCTACAGCATCAAAGACAGGAATGCGATTTGATTGCACCAGGTACTCCATCACTCTATCTTTGATTTGAAATTCAGAGACATGATTAATGAAATTCTCATTCTTAGTAATAAAAACAAAGGTCTTAGTATTAGCTACAGGATAGTACTTATAGTACTGTAGGTTCTCTAAAAATAGCTTGAATCGGTATGGTATAATTAACACATCACCTTTAAAATCATATTTCCAAAACTCATCTACTTTAATTACCTCTTTAATAGTCTGAATCTCTGACTCAATATTCTCTTTATTGTACTCTTTAAACTCCTCTAAGATAACAGCATCAGACTTACCACTCAACACAAAGTTAATCAGCTTATCTTTTTTCTCCTTATCCTCAAATTGCTTAGTATTAAAGTTAGCAGTCTTTTTATAGGCAGAATTTATTAAAGCTAGTATCTCTACAGATCCAAAATCTTTCTGCTCAAATCCTATCAGATAATTCTGACAAGTCATTCTATCCACTCCAAAGTCATTGAATGCAGCTGCTAATTTATAAAGTGAGCTGTTCCTGTTCTGTGAATTATACTTCTTTTTAAACCAAGTCATCAGCTTATTAGCTATCTCATCAGTATCTAATACCTTAATATTAGTAATACTACCTACCTCACTAGTCTCAAATGGGATAACATCATAGTCAATGATATAATTCTCAGCATCTAAATTAACATAGATATCAGGATCATAAGATTCAAAGCAAGCTCGAGCAATATCTTTCCCTGATTCATCTACTCCATTAAATACTGCAGATATTTGCTTGAAATATTCTTTGTATTCTTTGTCATCCTGTACTATTGGTATTTTGACTAGAGCTTTCACTCCATTGCCTGATGGTGATGTCCAACAGGCAAAGATAGATTTGTGAGCTTTTAGTTCTACAATTAGAGCAGGTAGATCCTGCACATCATCAAAGTCTAAAGTCAGTAATCCTGATGCCTTTCTTAGAGATGCATTGTTTCTCTTACTGAAATCACCTCCAAAGGTGACCACTGGCAGTTGCATCTTAATAGATTTTCTTTCCTCTTTATCAGTAGAGAATCTAAGGTCTTTACATAACTGCTCAGACTTGCCATTCTTTATCCTATCTAGGTAGAATCCTACATCCTTATTCTGATAAGGTGATACATCCTTGATTGATTTGTAAAAAGTTACTTTCATAGTATAAATAAAAAGTGAGAGTCCCTGCTTAACACAACCGCCAGGAGGAATTGCAGGGATTTATACTCTCTAATGTTTTTTATCATGGCGATTATGTTGTTTGCAAATGTAATAAATTAATTTATAATTGATACTAAAGTGCAAAAATAAATTATTTGTGCTGTTTTGTGCTATTATTTGTGCTGTCTAAACTCCTATTGTTATTGGTCTGTAGAAGATTAGAACGAAAAAACACTTTTTTTTTGTAAAAACTGTTCACCCCCCAATATGAAAATAATTTTTTTTTTTATTAAAAATATATTGTAAATAAAAATATATATATTATAGAGTATAGGGATGTGAATTGTACTTTCGTTCTAATTCTATACAAGTCAATATCAGTAAGGGAATTATACAGCACAAAAAAAGCTCCGAAGAGCTTAAATTATTTCAGCTAGTTCTTTAGCTGTCATATATTCTTTAAATTTATTGACCTTATCATATTCCCAAGGCATCTGAATCCTCACATTTATGTAATTGAATTTCTCTAATGCTGATACTTTGTACTTATCCTCATAATCTAGATCATCTGCAGCTTGCACTAATGGCTCTATCTCATGGAGATATACTTTATCATGCATCCTGGACCATCTCCTGTGCATTCTGATACCATGAATAACAGTAGCATGATGTCTATTCATTAGTCTACCTATTTCACTAAGTGATAGCTTACATTTGTTTAGCCTGTACATTACATAGTATCTCTTATAGACATAGGCTCTATTCCTAGAGTTGGTAGCTAGTTTATACTTTATAATTTGTTCTTTTAAAAATTTTAGTTCTGTCATATTTTTTCTATTTTTACTTTATTAAACATATCTTTTTTTACTTCATATCCAAGTGCTTCATAAAGTTTTAGATAACGGTAAACTGTTCTCATACTTACATTTAGATATTTTGCTATTGTATTCATATTTCTTGATTTCTCTTGAAGATACTCCATAAGTTTTATACACCTGTACATTTTGTTTTGATTCATTTTTTTATTTATTTAATTTATATTCTTGTTTTAATCTCTCAAGGTATAGAACAAAGTCCATTGCCTCCTCCTGTGCGTGTTGTAACCATTCTAATGTACTTAAATCTGTTCTTTCAAGTGTAGTATTATATTTTTTAATACCTGTCTCTGATCTTTTCTTGAAACTTTCTAAAACACTTAATACAATTTTGTCATTCATACCTCTTCAATTAATAGAATTAAATCATCATTTTTCTGAATGAGCTGCTTAACATGATCAGCATCATATGCCTCCACTATCCTGGTCACTAACTTTACAGGACCATTCCAATAGTCAAAGGTCTTGAACACTACTTTATATATCTTCATTGTCATTGTTTTTTATTGGCACATCTAAGCCATACATTAAATCAAACATCTTGAAATCTCTGACAGCATTTCTCTTACTGCCATCATAGTTCTGAAAGTACCACTCTCTGAATTGTAGGTATTTTTGGTGAGTGTAATCACCATTAGCTATTTCATCCTGGACCTTAATAGCTAGCTGTGTGAACTCAGTCATTGGATTTATTATTTATGATTTGTAAATACCTTAGGTAAAGAGGCAGATTAAATCCTCCTCTTATCTCTTCTGCTGTTCTCCTGCTAGTCCAAAACTTTATTATTGCGTTGAATGTCATAGCTTAGATTTAAGTAGGTTAAGATTTGCATTACTTAAAGGAAACAGGGATACCTCTTCATCATCAGTCTCTTCAGCATGATATGTAAATGGCTCAATAGTGCCAAATATATATACATCACTATCGTAGCTAGTTTTCCAATTAGAAATGTATTGATTGCCATTTTTGTATAGGTCTATAAAGTTCATGATATAAGTTCTAAAAAAGTGAATAAAAATAAGATTGATATGATAGCAGTAACTACTACCATTAATGCCTTAGCAAATGCTTTCTCTTCAGCTCCTACAGGAGTAAAGTAATTAATTAGTCTCTTCATTGATTTTGTCTATTAGGTTAGTAATTGCATACCATTTACTCAAAGCTCTTCTAGTAGCATCATCGCCCTGACCAAAAGCCTCTCTCATTTCTTTAGCCTGATCATACAATGATGCCTCCTCAGCTAAAATAATCTTCATAATTTGTTCTTTGTCCATGTATAAAAGTTTTTAATTGTTAATAACTATACACCAAAGATAGTATAAAGTTTTATAACTGCAATAAAAAAGTGTAATTTATATTCATTCTAAATAAGAATAGGGGCAAATTGTACCCTTAAACACTTAACAAGGGTGATTTTTACTTAATAGTGAGGTCTCAAATTGCGACTGCAACCACTTGTCGGAAATACCGACAGGTTAAAACCTTAAAACCTTTGCTATTATTAAGGTTATAACCTTAAAAAGTCCAATTTATTAATTAAAAAACGGGACATAATCTAAAGTATTGGTTTGGATTATCATGTTATAATCGGAATTATGCCTATTATGTAAAGCATATCTAACATATTAGCTATTAATACCTATATGTAACAATTCTAGCTAATATATGGGACAAAAAAAAACAGCTATGAGGCTGGGTAGCTTATAACTGTTTTTCTTTTAACATGGAAACAAGTGCTAAGTTAATGTTTATATTTGAATTTCAAAAAATCTAAGTAACTTTTATTATTTATTTTATAATATTTTTTGCAATCATCACATCTCATCCAATGATGAATAGTGCCTCCTGCAGTAACTACCTTTTTATTATACCTCACGTTATAGTTAGTACATTCAGGACAGCAGTACTTCTCATCTCCATCCATTACAGCATAATGAGTAGATGGAGTAGTGTAGGAATTGAGTTTATTGAATACAGCTTCTAGGACAGTGACATCCATTTTGCAATAGTCCACCATCTTATCCATAGCCTGCTGATCTTTCTTAAAAACTATATCTTTCCACAGGTCAAGTCCTCCTGTATCCATCTTTTGACCTACTCCTAAATACTTAGCTATATAGTCTAGTTTATTAGAGTTAAAATTAAAGTATCTTTTAGCCCATTTAAGAGTATCTATAGTCTTAGGAGAGGGGATTACATCAAGTCCATGTAATAAAGCTCTTGTGCGTAACCATTTGAGGTCAAATCTATCTCCATTATGAGCCACAATTTCATCAGCTTGAGCCATAACTTTAAGGAATGCTTTAATCATTGCCTTATCAGATTGCTTTTTATCCCATGTAAGGAACTGTACATCATCCTCATGCTCCCATTTATAGCAGATGCAGATAATAGCTCTCTCATGAATGATATCACCTGGATTGATTGTAAGATTATATCCTGATCGCCAAAATATACCAACATTGAATGATGTCTCAATGTCAAAAAACAGTCTCTTTCTTACCATAAGTGGTGTAAACTTAGAACATATACCTTTCCCTTGCAAATTTAAAGAGATAAGATAGCAGTAAGCCTATGCCTACCCCTACAAATAACAGGTTCAAATTCCCTCTAGTTCTAGGTCTTGTGGCTTTAGCCTGTGCTTTTTCTACAATACGATCTTTGTAGATAGTTTTTATTTTAAGTTTATATTCTCGCTTTAATTCTATTTTTGTCTTAGGGACATACACTGATTTATATTTTATAATAGTATCCTTAGTAGTGATAAACTTCTCCCATACTATAGTGTCATTAATAATAACAGGAATAGAATCTAGTGTAGTAATTCTTATAGTATCTCCTGTCTCTTCACAGGTATATCCTTTCTTAATTGCTTTATTAAGATGGTATTGTGCAGAGCAGCTGCTGAGTAGTAAGATTATAGCTAAGTATCTCATCATTCTTTTATTTCAAAGTGCATCCAATCATAGTTCTTCTCTCTACCTAGAGATATAAAGCCATGCTTGTAGAATATATCTATCATTGGTTTATAATCAGGTCTTGCAAATCTAGCAGTTTTCGATGATTCTTTGAGTAGATTTCTTGCAGGATCTAAGTCTATTGCAATTCCCCATGAATGCATGGATAGTGCTGTGCCTCCCCTCATCTTTCTATAGTTAAAGCATCCACCAAATAAGTCTATCCCTAACTCCTTAATCTTCTCGTATCCATACTCAGATAAAAGCTCATTGAATACAGCTGTAAAATTATCAGCTACTAACTTATGGCACATCATAGTATTGACAGTGCTGTCTAAGTCCCAAGCAATACGCATTGGATATGGTA